CTGTCATTTGTGATGACAGTAATACGATAATAGTTTCCACCAACATCGATAAAATCACTGACAATAAAATCTCGCGAGAAACGAGTACCCGAACCTGTTATAGCCGTTCCTGATACTGATACATTACCCTGAGCATCTGCGTCAACAATGTTAGCGACCTGTGAACTGAAACTTGCATTGTCAATAGTCTTTACGTCACGTTCAAAAGTCTTATCGGCATTAAGAACAATGTCAAACACATATAGGCGGTATTCATTTCCTAATCGCTCAAGACTACGAATCTTAGCAGTACCCAAAGAACTTCCAGTAGAACTCTTTAGGTTTACCGAAACGAAGGTTACAAAATCAGGAACACCGACAAAATTACGGGTCATGATATAACTACCAATTGTCGTAGCGATTAGGTCATCATTAATTTGCTTATATACACGAGCCTTATTTACCGTAATGAATGTGGTAGAAGGTTTCTCGATCTCGTACCCACGAACATAGGCTTTGCCAGGCTCTGCGGCTAATACGATTTGGGACTCAAGTCCAGTTAATGATTGACCATTATTGTATTTTGGATTTTCATCGAACGTCCATGTTAAGGCACCGTCTGAAGCATCGCCTATCAAGTGTGATGGCGTGGTAGAACCAGAAGTTCCTGACATGGTAGAAACATAGGTCTTAGTGTTAGAGGTGATAACATCGCCAATCAGATATGATGCGCCTGATACCCATTCGCCACGATCATTGTTACGTGATTCTTTGGCAGTCATTCTAAAAGAACTTACTGTGTAGTCACCAGATTCATCAAAGGTACGACGTGCAAGCTCTCGAGATAATTCCGAATATTCTGTTTTATTGACATGAGATTGCTTTGCGCCTTCTTCGGTTTGCATCAACTCGATAAAGGTTTCATCAGTGATTGAGCCTAGTGGTAATTTCCTTAGCAAGAGTTCTAATTTATAACGATGAGCCCCAGGTGCACCATAGTTATATGTCCCATTTGCATTATCGTTTAAGGTCTCATCTTGTTCTGGTGTGACTAATGTTTCGTTTACATGCAAGCCAATTCGATATGATGGCTCTGATGAATATGCCTCAAGAATTAAACTTTGTTTTTCAACAATAGCAAAGTAACTACGAATAAAATACACGCCTCGCTCTATCTCTACTGCTGAACCAACACCAGTCGATTCGGATACTGCAGTATTGATTCTATATGTGGTATAGTTCTCAGAGTTGGTTTCAGAAATAATAACCGATAGCGTCTCAGCATCATTGAATACCTGAGTAACATTGTCATCACCGGTTGTATCATACTCAACAAATAGTGTTAGAGGGTCAGTGTTGGTCGCCAACTTATAATGTTTAACAATACCCTTGACGCCCGAACCTTCACCAGTAACTTCTTTACCGATCATTGAAGCAATATTAGCATCAGTGACCGTTATACTAGTGGCGGATTGATCAGATCCTGCAATAGTTTGTGTAGATGAAATGTTGCCAGTCATTTTTACATATTGAAGTTTTGTATTTAACGAGGTTCCACCTGGGATCACCATCGAGCCTTCTTTAAATATCGATTGACCGAAACGATCCACCTGCTTCTGGTGCATTGACTGAAGCTGATTTAACTCTCGAGTCTGTACGGCATACCCAGGACGAAATAAAATCTTCAGGAACTTCTTATCTTCGCTGAAGTCATCGTGGTATGGTGCGGTATTAAAATTGATTGGCATATATTCCTCTGTTAATACTCAAGTACAAGCGTAATGGTTTCAATCTGTTCGCTTGTTCTATCAATTGGTGTCCTATTATTTATAAACAAAATATCGCCCGAATAGGGTTGAACCTCTGGATTTAAAATTTGTGTAATTGTTGCAGTTGCTCCAGACTCCGAACTGATTGATTCAATTTGAAAATCGATATTGTTTGTAAGAGTTTCGTCTCGAATATATCTAATCTTATTACCATTTATCAAATCTACATTAAGCCCTATTGCCCCAGAAGTCTGACCGTATATAATGTCGTCTTCGTCAAAGGTTCCAGAGATATCAGATATGACTAATGTATTTTTTGCATTAAGCGTTCGCGCAGTCGCAAGAGTAGAAGTCCCATAAATAAAAGGGCTATCAAGTAACACGATGCGCCTAAAATCGTTTTGAACCGTGAAGTCATCTTGACCTTCGTTATAGGCAAAGTTAAGATTCATAAGAGCATATCTAGCATACAATTCCCTTTCTGGAGAAGCGCCATGACCTCGGAAAGGCGATATAATAGGTCTTATCACTGCAGATGTTATCGAGTTTGCAATAACAACTGCCTTTGCAATAGCGAATCCACTACCTGATCTTCCAGTAGAAACATCGATATTAGTGATAATTCCATTTTCATTAGTTTCGGCATAACCATAACAAGAAGAAAGCACTATAATAGCCGGACCATCTGTGTATCCTGTTCCGCCTAGTATAATTTGAACAGTTAGGATTTGCCCAACAGCGCCAGTCGTGGCTGTACCGAAAGCAGTTTCTACTGCACCAGATGCAGAGACTTGACGTATCATGACAGGAATATTAATCTCTGGGGCAGAAGGGTATCCTGTACCACTGTCAGTAACAAGCGCCAAACTTACCACACCACCAGAAGTCACTATTGTACACCGAGCAGTTGATACCTCGTTTCCGTCGCCTTTTATAAAAATTGGCAAGTCTGTGTCATCATCAATAGATGCATTAAGTGGATAACCACCACCACCAGAAATTAATTTTAGATGATCAACAGAACCTCTTATGGATTCAGATTCAATAAATTCATCATTGTTCATTGGCAGAATACCAGTAACAAAGAATTTACGAATAAGTGAATCTGACACAGTGAACATGAACTTCCACTTATATCCGTCTAATGTGGTATTAATACCCGAAGTGACATGAGTAGGTTTTGATGTAGATTGAGAACCGTTATTATTTGAAATGCATTTATATACTTTCTTTTCGTTAGTGTATACATAAAAATCTAATTCGGTTAAATCAATAGCATCATCATACTCGGCATACACTGTTCCAGTAGTCCAGTCGACACGTCTAAACCCAAGAACCATATCCTGAGATATGACACGTTTCATTGCAGTCATATCACGCCATGCATCGTATTCAGAATCAAGACTGTTATCTGTGTCGGGCGGGAGCGCATCATTTCCCCAAGGCTGTGAGCGACCAATACCTACATAAAGATTCGATGACTGATTCGATACTGAGTCAATCAACCTCTTTGCATTCAGATAACTTAGCTTGGTAGATATACTTGATTTAGTTACCATTACTTCCTCTATATTGTTTGTGTTTCTTCAACTGCATTTAGCGTGGCCTGAGTTGCCTGTCCTGAAACCGTAGATTCTAGATTAAAAGATATGTCTGCATAATAATCTTCGGCATAATACATATCAGAGTTAACATAATAAGATTGAACAAATCCTGTTATAGAATCCGTTAACTGAGGCGACTCTAATACTATATATTCAACAGGATCTTTTGTTCCGACAAATATGAATGCATTCTTAACTTCAGTATTAATGAAATTGAAAGTAAAAACATTACTGATCACCTCCATGCCAGCAGGGTGAGCAAACTTCTTTAAAGGTTGCATCCATGAGCTAGATTGGTGCGTAGTTTTTACTTCATATGAAAACTTTTGATAATACTTTGAATCTTGTAAAACGATTGACTCAGATAACTGACCACGAACACCTTTATAATATCCTTGATACTTCGCCAAAGCTCCGTAGGTCAATACAAGTTCTGCACCGACACCGTTTATACTATCAATATTTATTATCACTTTCGGATCGACTAATACATCATCATCTGCCAGAGCAGCGAGTTCTGTTATTAGCCCATAGTTAATATATGGATGTATTTCAGTTTCAGTTATTAGCCCATAGTCAAGGAATTGATATAGTAAGAAATCTATTAAATAATATTGACCAAGATCGTTTGTAGAAATAACAGAATCGGGTGTATTGCCAGAACCAAAGTCAGAAATGGCATAACCAACAATACCACCAAGGGAGTTTACGCTTGTAACCTGAGCAATGACCGAAGAGCCTTGAAATCCTTGTACGGTTATCTTATCACCGATATTATAACCAGTACCTGCATTGTTTATAACGAATCCATTTCCGCTTCGATAGATCTCTGCAGAAAGAGAAGAGTTTACATATATTGTCTTATGGTCAGTGAATTTGACTATTGACACAGTTTCTGGTAAGAGAGTTAACTCATAAATTATTATGTCCTGATATATTTTACGCTTTACCGAATCTACGACTGCAGTTGCATTTGAACCTGCTTCGTATATACGTTTACCTGCAAAGGCATATGGGTCACCATTCAATGGCGTAATGCGAAGGACAGTTTCTACATTCCAACGACCGTCGGAAGGTATTAGTACCGAGTCCCAAGGGTAGTATATTTCTACTTCATCATCGAGGAATAATCTAAAGAATGTCTTAATTGATTCTTCTGAACCTTTTGACTTCCATACTTCGCTTATCTTGTCGTAGAATACTTGTGGATTAGCAGCATATTCTTGCTTAGATAATATACCAAGCTCACGCTGTATATAATTTAAAAACTCTGGTTCTTGCTCGCGTATATCTCTTTGACTGTACAGATTGTTTTGATAATATGAAGACTTATTTTCAGTTTCAAGGTAATCAAAAAATACACGTGCAAATTCTACTAGTTCAGGGTATGACTGAACAACATGGTCAGGTAGAATAGAAGTTACAAAGGATGCGACATTGGGGACATTCTTTTTAGGCATGTCTAGACACCAACCTATAATTAGAACCACCTGCGGCAGAACCTGCTACCACATTATCACTTGTTCCTGTGACTGAAATATTTTGATAGTCTATGCTAACCAAATTATTTCTTAAAGGAGAAACATCGTTAGAGTTTGGTATGAGGGTCAATTCAATATATGTTCCAATAAACGAAGACACATTAAAATTAGTTAATACGATCTTACCTGCAAGAGCATCGACATAACCAACTTCATCGGCAACAGTAATTTGATTGACTCCTCGACCACGGATAACTCTTATTATTCTTTTCCCTTGAGAATTTAAATAGTCTTGCAAGGTGCATTGCTCCCCGCTGTATGTAAATATACTTGAACGATATATCACTGGCTCATTTGAAGATGTGATGTATATTGGGCTTGAAAAATTCAATTCATATAACCTAGCCTGATTCATTATAGGAATAAATCGTTTTTTCATGTACACTCTGACAACAGAGTTTAGTATTGAATTGTCCGAGTTATCAACAACACCCAAGAGAGTTGAATATCTTAAGACACCATCAAACATTTCAAGATTAGAGTTGTTGTAATTCTGAATAGCAGTTTTTACTTTGGTTGTCAATTGAGCAACCGAAAGGGTAGTTTCTACAGGATCGTATTTGTAAAAGACTTCAAGATCGACATAGGTATATATCGGATCTACGAACTCAGGCGTAATTGATACAACTGCTTTAGGACGTAATACTGTGTTAATGATAAATTCTTTATCTGATGTAGAGAGTATTTCACCAACTGCAGGTTTAATTGAAATAAATGCCTTACCATATTGAGGAGGGTCATTGTCTTCGCCACCCCATACGACAATAGATTTGACATTAGAAAAGTTTTCAGTGATGATTGCTTTATAGTCATCAGTAGTTACTGCTCTATTTTGAGAAGTAAATGTTAGAGGAGCATTACGTTTAATACTATCAATAGTTTCACGTACTCTTCCGCCAGCTGCTGCTAGTCTAGTGGTAATTGTAACATTGCTATTACTGATAATGTCGTTAATATTAGTAAATCCAGTTGCTCCATTTGCATCAGGCCCAGCCGTAACAAGATAACTAATTTCTATTACATTGCCATTTACTAATTGTTGACCAATAACTCCGTCGCCGAACGTGATTTCATATTGACCATCAAATGTTTCATTAAGAAAGTAGACCCGTGAGTCACCAGTTATATTGACAATGTTTTTTACAGGGTTAAATAAATATACTGTACTAGAGTTAACGGAATCACGTATGCCAACATCTATCATTGTTGTATCAACATTCACATCAGGAATAATAAATTGTTCTGATGTGTTTAAATCATAAATGTATTCAACGTTTTTAACGCTGCCTTGTTTAATTTCTACATCAGTGAAATTTGCATCAGTGGTAGTATATGATTGTGTCGTAACAAAACCATAGCTAGTGCCATCGATCACAGATCTAAATCTATGATACTTTGGCAATGTAATATTATTAACTGTAGGATCACTTGTTATCACAAGGTCAATCTTTGCGGTTGCACCAGTAATAGATCTTGGTGTATATGCTAGTTGACGAGCATGTCCTACAACGGTACTACGATTTTGAGCTGTCTCTAAGAATGTTTCGTTAATACCAATGTTTGCATTCAGTGCATTGTAATGAGTTACATATGCCATAAGGTCAACAAATGTAGAAAGCGCAGACCCTTCAAAGTTGTAGTCACGAAGCGTGTCTTGTGACCTAAGGAATTCTTTAAGGTTAGCCTTAATATCATCAAAATCTAATTTTGAAACATTAAGTTGTTTAGTTTGTTTTGTTGCCATTAGCGTAATCTCTGTACAATAAATTCTATGGTTGTTGTCGTAACGACTGGTGAAATTATTTCAAGGTCTAGCCTAATATTGATTGCGTTTTGTTCTTCCAGATCATCAACAACTATCGATAAGATCTTAACTCTTGGTTCATAGTTGCGTAAAGAAAATATAATATCTTCTTCAATCATTGCTTTTGTAACCGAGTCTATAGGTTCAAACAAGTATGAATATATACCTGAACCAAAGTTTGGTGAAAATGGTTTTTCACCACGCCTAGTCTTTAATATATTTAAGACTGATTGCTTAACTGCTTCGACATCTTTCTTAAGAGAAACGTCTCCAGTGACAGGGTTTGCACGGAATGCAAAGTCCACATCAGTGTATACTTTCTCACGAGCACGTATGTTTAATTCTGCCATATTAGTATTTATAACCTTTTATCCACTAACAAATACATTAGGACTGCCTTGTATAATAATATTATTACCATACCTGTCACCAATTCTACCAACACCTAGTCCGCCAACAAATACTGTAGCAGATGCAGATGTCAATACTGAAACGTCTGGAACACAACCACCTCTAGGGTGGGGGCCTACTAAGTTTCCTAGAACTGGAACTAGACGACCGTTAACAAATACATTAGCTATATTTGCTTGAACTACTGAGGTCTGCATAGGGAATGCACAATTCTTTCCTGCGCCGTC